GAGAGGGGCGTGGGCTGTGTAAATGGTCAAAATCCTTTAAGTACCCTCAAGCCATTTGCGAGAAATCGTGGAGGGGGAGTGGAGTGGTGGATGGAGGCGTTTGAAGGAATGGAGTTGAGGGGTTCGTTGAGAGGGTGTGGGGTGTGGGGTGTGGAAAAGGGTGTTGTCGAGGGATGTACTTCGTTAGGGCTCCAGCCTGTTCGCCAGCGTCAGGAGGAATTCACTATAGGCCTCGTATGAGGTGAAGACATCGAAATGTTTTCCGATGCTCTCGAGGAAGTCGGCAATCCCAATCAGTGGGGCGTTCGCGTAGGCGTTGCGGTAGCGAACCGGGATGTCCATCGTGCGGAGCCAGCGGAGCGAGACAAGGTGCGGGATGATCTGCGAGTTCGGGTAGAGTGCGCGGAGGATGGGATCCATAGGCATCTCATTGACCTTCTCGATGATCTCGCGGCGACGAGGGGTGTCGAGGTTGGAACTGAACTCTCCGCAGATGAGGGTCGTAGGGTCGAGCTCATAGAGGAAGTCTGTCTGGCGACCGCGCGGGACGTTCCCGTTGACGCGAAAGTTGATGAGGAATTCCAGCTGGCTAGCCAGTCGGTTGCAAGTCATCTTGGTGATTGGCCGTGGGATGAGTGCACGGAGGGAGGCGTCGTTGCCGATGGGCTGTGGGGGCGCGTCAAGGTGGTTCCGCGGGGCAAGCGCGTCAAGGTATGCCTGAATGTCGGGGGTCTGAAAGAGTTCCATTGTGTTCGTGTGTTGGGGGTACTCTCCCTCTTTCCTCGGAGGTTTTCGATCCGTTTTTGTCACCGGAAAACGGATCGGATCGCTGCGAAGAAAGACAGAGGTACGGAACAATGCCTCGCAACACCACTGGAGGATCCAAGCACAAGTCTCAGAGCAACTCAGAGTCCTCCAAGGCGAGGAACAACCGCACGATCATCGACGACCTTCTCGACGATTATCGCGATGGATCGAACACTGACGGCGTGTTTGTGGGGCGTGTCCTACGCCGGATGGGCTGCGGACGTATGGAAGTCTTCTACGTCAAGAAGGAGTTCAACGAATTTGAAGGCGAGCATGGGACGGAATGCACTCAGATCATTCCCATGCGTGGAGGCCTTCGCGGACGTGGAAAGAAGGATGTCTGGGTGGAGCCAGGATGTCTCGTTGTCCTCTCTGAGACTGGACTGGGACAGACCACCCACGAGATTGTGGCTGTGTTCTCTGCGCCCCAGATCGCACGCCTTCGCAAACTGAAGCCCGACATGAATCCTCGCTTCTTCGCGGAGGAGCCGGGCATGTCGAAGGAGGACGAGGGTGGAATTGTGATTGAGGACTACGCGAGTGAGGAGGATGTTGACGTAGAGGATATCTAGCGAAGGGAGTAATGGGGCTGAACGCCATCGCACTCGGGCTGATTGCCCTTGTGGCTCTCTACCATGCGTACACGCTGTACGCAAATCAGGACTCTCCACCCCCAAGTCCCCTTCCGGTTCCCGTCCAGACGCACAAGTCGCGCTCGTTCCACTCTCAAACGCGAGATGCGGGTCTCTTTACGGAGGGAGTTCGGCGCAGAGCGATCATTGGCAACCCTGACCTGAACGTAGGTCACAAAGGGTCAACGAACGGCTCACTGGAGTGGAACTTTTTGACTGGGATCTGTGCTGGTAGCTGTACGTTCCCGCGGAAGTGCCCGACGGTCTACGACACGACCGATGCTGGCTATGTGGATGCGGACTCGTGCAACGTCCTCGACGGTATGGGTCGCGATGTGCTCGACTTGGGTGGTGCGTGGGACGAGGGATGCCCTGGTGTATGTCCTCCTGTCGTGTATCAGACAGTGGCGGGTGGTACTGTGGGAACGGAGCCTTGCGATGTGTTCGATGGTGAAGGCACAGAGCTTGCGGACTTCGGCGGAGCTCAAGACGTAAATGTCTGTTAATCTGATAAGAGAGGTATGTCGCAATGCGTGACGACGCCCAGAAAAATCCAATTGCGTCGCGACACTGCGGCGAATTGGTCTACGGCGAACCCCATTCTCGCCTCGGGGGAGCCCGCAGTCGAAACAACAACAGGGAGGATGAAGGTTGGAGATGGAGTCACGCGGTGGAATGACCTTCAGTATGTGAGCCAGGGCAACACGGGTGCGACAGGGTTCACTGGGTTCACCGGATCGACGGGTCCAACGGGAAGTCAGGGCATTCCCGGTCTTGCCACGAATACGGGCGCGACAGGGTGGACGGGTGTGACGGGCGATACCGGCTCTACGGGTCCGACAGGTGCGACAGGCAACACGGGCGCAACGGGATCCACAGGCAATACAGGCGCCACAGGCAATACAGGTGCCACGGGGACGACGGGTCCGACAGGCGCGATAGGTCCGACAGGTGTCAGAGGAACGACGGGTACCACGGGTGCGACGGGCAACACCGGGAACACGGGACCAACGGGCGACACTGGATCAACGGGGAACACGGGTCCCACGGGTGACACTGGAGCGACAGGGAACACAGGTGCGACAGGGAACACGGGTGCGACAGGAGTGACTGGACCCACAGGACCCACTGGAGCCACGGGCAATACAGGACCCACTGGGAACACGGGGGCGACGGGCGACACGGGAGCCACAGGTGCGACAGGGAACACGGGCAACACCGGTTCCACCGGGAACACGGGTCCAACGGGTACCACGGGTGCGACGGGCAATACGGGTCCAACTGGGAACACCGGATCGACTGGGTCGACGGGAGACACGGGACCAACCGGAGCCACGGGCAACACGGGCACCACCGGCGCAACGGGAGCCACGGGGAACACGGGTCCGACAGGAGCGACAGGGAACACAGGAGCCACGGGGAACACGGGCGCAACAGGCGTAACAGGTACCACGGGACCAACGGGCTGGACGGGATGGACGGGGAACACTGGCGCAACAGGTGTCACAGGCAACACGGGACAGACGGGCTGGACGGGTCCATCTGGAGCCACGGGCAACACGGGCGCAATGGGTGTGACGGGTCCGACGGGTCCGAGTGGAGCGACAGGGAACACGGGTCCCACAGGACTTCAGGGGATTCAGGGAACGATGGGTCCGACGGGATCCCAGGGGATCCAGGGGCATACGGGTCCACTCGCAACGGGAGCGACAGGACCGACGGGTGCAACGGGGCCGACGGGGTCGATGGGAGCGAGTAGCGATGCCTATCTCAGTTTCACACGAGGCAACGCGAGTGTTACGTCTCCTGAACGGTTCGATATGTTCATCGGCGCAACGGGTACGTACAATGCGACGACATCGCTTATCTCCTTTTCGTCGGTCACAGGTGGATTTACGGTTCGGGAGAGCGGCGCCTATGGGATTGAGTTCATGATTCTCGTCGATGGCGGGATCACAGGAACGCCGGGCAGTATTCGGATCCTGAAGAACGGCGTTGTCTACTGGGACAACCCGATTACGATTGTTACGACCCCGATGGTGGTTCCGCTCTTGATGTTCCTGAACCTCGTGCCTGGAGACACGCTCAATTTCCAGGTGGACGGCGCATCCACGACCACAATTCTCCCAGGGACGACCGCCAACATCACACGGTTGTCAGTGGGTCCAACCGGTGCGGCCTCAGTAACAACTGGTCCAACGGGCTGGACGGGATGGACTGGTTCCGTAGGTCCTGCGGGAACCTCCTCGAATACTGGCGCGACAGGCGCGCTGGGACCCACCGGACTCCAGGGCAACACAGGACCCACGGGGCTTCGAGGCGACACGGGTGCGACAGGCGTGACAGGACCCACCGGACTCCAGGGTAACACGGGATCCACCGGCATCCAAGGAGACACGGGTGCGACAGGCGTGACAGGACCCACCGGAGTCCAGGGCAACACGGGATCCACCGGCATCCAAGGAGAGACTGGTGCCACGGGCAACACAGGACCCACTGGCCTCCAGGGCAACACAGGACCCACCGGCATCCAAGGAGACACGGGACTCCAGGGCGTTCAGGGGATCGAAGGCACGGCGGGACCCACGGGAGCCCAGGGAAGTGTTGGACCGCAGGGCAATCAAGGTGTGGCGGGGACTGCAGGAGACACGGGTCCCACGGGAGTTGAGGGGAATACGGGCGCACAGGGCATTCAGGGTCTCCAAGGAACTGCCGGACCCACAGGTTCCACGGGTCTCCAGGGCGCACTGGGACCTCAAGGCAATCAGGGTGTGGAAGGCACTGCGGGACCCACGGGAGCCATTGGTCCTCAGGGCATTCAGGGCATTCAGGGCATTCAGGGGATCCAAGGAACCGCAGGAGCCACAGGAGCCCAGGGCATTCAGGGTGTCCAGGGAGTCCAGGGGGACACGGGTCCCACGGGATGGACAGGATGGACGGGGTCGACTGGCGCTGCGTCCATCGTAACGGGACCGACCGGAGAGACTGGCGCCACAGGCTATATCGGTCGCGACGGAACTGCAGGAGCCACTGGAGATACGGGAGCCACTGGTCCTACAGGTGAGCGAGGAGAGGCAGGGACAACGGGAGGTCGTATCTTGTATCTGGATTCGGGGGGAGGAACCTACGCAGGAACACCCATCGCAGGCACGTTGCGGTTGACTCCAACAACCGGCACGCAAACCACCATTACTGTCACACAGTCCAATACAACCGTTCTCGTCGCGTCGTTCCTTAGTGACGTTGGGGGACTTCCCGATACCTACATCGATGACGGGTTTTGGTTGCTTCATCTGTGGGGCAGGGGAGACGCTGGAACCTTTTTCTACTCTGCGCTGTCGTCGGTGGATGCGGACGGAACCTCCAACAAGACGCTCATTGCCTCGGGAGGTCTCACGAGTAAGGTCGCATTTTCGGGAACACAGACGATGAACTCGGATTCGCTCTTGATTCCTGCGACAACCCTTGCGGATTCCACCAAACGTCTCATTCTGGACATCTATACGAACCATGACGGTGGAAATCGTGAGGCAACTCTGGAGTTCCGCAACTCAACCGTCACCCACGTCCATACGACCTTCGCAGTGGAAGGCAACACGGGACCGACTGGATCCACGGGGATGACTGGACCAACAGGTGCCGCGGGTGCCGCGGGGTCTATTGGTCTGGACGGAACTGCAGGAGCCACTGGAGACACGGGTCCGGCGGGAGCCACGGGAGAGACGGGTCCAACGGGAGGCATGGGTCCGACAGGACCAGCAGGTGCGGGCGACACGGGACCAGGTTCGGTGGTGACGGGTCCAACGGGCGACATAGGTCCGACAGGATCAGCAGGTGTAGGTGATACAGGACCAGGTTCGGTGGTGACGGGTCCGACAGGAGACATAGGTCCGACAGGACCAGCAGGTGCAGGCGACACGGGACCGGGTTCGGAGGTGACGGGACCAATTGGACCCCAGGGAACCGCAGGACCCACGGGACCACAGGGAAACGAAGGGGTTCAAGGAGTTCAAGGCATTCAGGGCACAGGAGGACCCACGGGACCCCAGGGAGTCCAAGGATTGCAGGGAGCTGTGGCCGTTACCACCCCGGGGCAGGGGTATCTCCTGACAGCGACCGGAACCTCGACCAGCGTCATCGTCGCGCAGTCCAATCTGGTCTTCAACGAAACCTCCCTCGGACTCTTCACGTCTGCCCCGCGCGCTGGACTTGGATCCGCGAACGCCCTCGATATCTCGGGGTCTATGTACGGACGTCTGCCTGTCACACTTGTCTCTGGAACGTCGCTGGACATCTCTACGAACTACGCGCAATATGCGAACAGCTACGTGTACCTCACAAACCCGGGGTTCAATACGATCACGAACCCTAGCGTAACCTCCACAGCCCAAGGTGGAACCTTCTTTCAGTTCAAGAATTCGACATCGTCCTTTCTCAGCGTGACGATGGCGAATACAGTGACAATCGCGAGTCCAGTTGTCATTCCTCCCTCCAATGCCGTAACCCTCGTTGTCTCGCCCACAGCGGCCAATACATTCTTATTGTTCTAGACAATGGCATCGAGTGTGAACTTCGGATCCCAGCAGTATTTCGGGTTTGATCCGAGAACGCTTCCGGGATGTTCACTTTGGTTGGATGCTGCGGATCGCAGTTCATTCGTGCTCTCTGGAAGTAGTGTCACCACTTGGAACGATAAGTCGGGCAACGGGAGAAACGCAGCAAACCAGAACACGGCAGGTGTCCTGGTTGACGACGTTCAAAACCGGTTGTCGGTTCTACGATTGGCAGGTGTGAACAATTATGCAATCACATATCCGTCGTTTCCGAATACGGCCTATACGGTCTTCACGCTTCAATATTTGTCGTCAACTCCCGGTGGATATTCGCGTCTTCTTCAGAACGACAACAATCCGACTGGTTCGGCACCAGGGTTGTTTATAGGAGTCGATGGCACATCGATCGTGACGTTTACTGGTCCTGGAACTGGGTGGAATGATCTCACCATCAACTCGCCCACGATAACCAACTTGTCGACATGGCGTATCGTAACAACGTGGGTCTCGGGAAGCACACTGACTCCATACGTTGACGGCACTGCGCAAACAAATAAGGTAGGAACAACCCGTGCCTTTTCAAACTTGAATATTGGGTCGTACCCAAACAGCCCCCCACTCCAAGCATGGAATGGGGATGTCGGAGAAATCATTATTTACAACTCGGCGCTGACAACGGTTCAACGCCAGCAAGTCGAAGGCTACCTCGCAAACAAATGGGGACTCCGATCAAATCTTCCAGCCTCACATCCCTTCAAGACAGTCCCACCGACGATGCGTCTCTTTCAACCCGTGGATGTCCCTGGAGGAGCGCTCTTGTGGCTCGACGCGGCGGACACCACGACAGTTACAGGGTCGCCCATCACACAATGGACGGATAAGTCTGGGCGCGGATCCAATGCAACCACGGGGACTGGCACGGTTGTGGCTGGGGATCCAATCAACGGTCTGAATACCGTTCGGTTTGGGTTGAACAATCGGCTCTACCTGTCGAACTTCGTGATGCCGACAGCCCAGACGTCTGTCTTTTACGTCTTCAAAGGCATCACAACCAATCCGAATTCGGCCGCTGGAACAGGCTACTTCATCTTTTCACGCACGACCGATAACTTTTCGGTCTTCAGCGGGAATGAGCAGTTTGCCGCCTATCAGAATCCAGGGATTTCGCGAGCGTACATCCTCCTCATGGGACCAGGCGGCGAACGAAGCTGGTCCAATACGCCCACCACAGCTTTCTACAATACCACCAGCGTCGTTTCAACGACGGGTGTCTCGTATGGCTCGGTCAACGGAGTCCCTTGGACCTTGTTCGGGACGAGCAACGTGTCAAACACCGTGTTTACAGCCTCGACCTATCAACTCAGCACGTCGAGAAGCTGTTGCGGAGACGTCTATACGTATGATCTTGGAGAGCTCATTGTGTGCGACGGAACGGTCTCGATACCGGACGCCCAGGAAGTCGAAGGCTACCTCGCGTGGAAATGGGGAGTTCGGAACAGTCTTCCTACGACACATCCCTATCGCAACATGCTTCCGTCGACGCCGCTGTTTGTCCCGACCTCCATTTCAAACTGCGCCCTCTGGTTTGATGCCGCAGATACGACAACGATCACGGGAACAACGCAGGTGACGGTTTGGACGAACAAGGGCACGCTTGGCGGGAACGCAACCAATCGCACAGGATCCTGTACGTCCGGGAGCAGTGTGAATGGATTAAACTATATTCGGTGTCCATCGGGAACAGATCTCCAGTTCACGGCCGCCTTGAATACACAGGCTCGATCGTGGTTTTTCGTGGCACGACAGGTCGACGCCTTAGCGAGCGGAACCTTCGCTGGACTTGTCAATCAGACGGTCGGAGGGGGGCAGGATGCCGTGGTGATCGCGTACGTAGATGCTACGACAAACAACATCTACGAGGGGCCAACCGGCGTGGCCGTTCGCGTCGCTGCGAACGTCCCAGCTGCAACAACCGCCAGTGTCTTTATGTCTGCGATCGTCAATGGTACAACGGCTCAGAATCGATTGACACTCAACGGAACCGCGCAAACCCTGACGGCGAACAGCGCAGCAGCCTCCTATCGAACGGCAAGTTCACTGTACATCTTGGGAACGGGTGGGTATAACAAAGGGGTTGACCTCATGGAAGTGATTTTCTACTACGGAGCCCTGACCGATGCCCAGCGTCGAACCGTCGAAGGCTACCTCGCGTGGAAGTGGGGCTTGACAGCGCTCCTTCCCTCGTCCCATACCCATGCGAAGTTCAGACCCTAGAGAGGATCGCTGCGATCGACCCGCCTAGATTTGCGTACGCCACGCGAATGTCGGGGAGTTTGGCTTGAAGGAGGCTGATATGATGGGACAGTGAATTCCCAGAGCAGAACTCGATGTAGTCCGGTAACGACCGGACGACACCGTCGCTACAGACCGGAGGAGGAGACACCTGAACCGTGAGAAGCGGGTAGTTGTCCGGGAACCCCTTGGATGCCCATTCCACAAAGACGGATTTGAGTCCGAGGACGGAGGAGGTTCCGATGGCGCGAATCGCATCTCCATCGGTCTGCTCTTTTGCGACCAGCACAGATTGCTCTCCGAGGATGTCTGCCATCGTCAACACGTCGGGAACAGGTGGCCGGGGAATGAAGTATCCGGAGACATCGATGATCGGGTTTCCAGAGAACTCTACAGGTTCGCCAGAGGCATCCATTTGTTTACCCGTCGCAGAATTTATGGACGTGTTTAGCAATGGACGTAGGACCTCAAGGCGTACAAGGGCTCCAAGGGGTTCAAGGTGAGCAAGGACTTCAGGGTCCAACCGGAGTTCAAGGTCCGCGAGGAGTTCAAGGTCCGCAGGGGGATCAGGGGATCCAGGGAATCCCGGGATTTGCGGCGAATACAGGTGCAACGGGAAGCACGGGTCCGTACTTCGAGGGAACCGTATCGACCTTGTCGGTGTCTGGAATGTTCTCCTTCGCAGAGACGCAGGAACTGGTGAATCTGATCACCACACCGACATCGACCCAAACGATCGATTGGTTAACCGGGTCGATTTTTTTCATCACGAGCATGAACGCAAACTGGACACCAAACATCACGAACCTTCCAACCACCGCAAATCGATCGTATGTCATCACACTCGTCCTCGTCCAGGGGGCGACTCCGTACTTCCTGAGCGGACTTCAGATCGCAGGAAGTGCAACCCAGATCAACTGGGCGAATGCCACGACGCCCGTCGGAATCGCAAATCGACGGGAGATTGTGTCCTTCGTGCTTCTCTATACGAATGCGTGGACGGCGCTTGCGAATTTTACAAGCTACGGATAAGCAATGCCGTTCAGTGGAGCGGTAGGGATTCATGCATATGCGAAAGACGCGCGACTTCCGCTTGCAGTCGAGATGGATGGGACGTTGCAGACCGGGTTCATCCGCAAGTACGCGTCAAATGGAGACGCGCTCTGGTCTGTTCGGATAGTTCCATCGGGGGGCTCTACGAATGTCTATGGAACCGCAACCGATTCGGCGGGAGCTGTGTATGCGGCATGTATTTTAACTGCGGGCCCTTGGGCTACGCTCTACAATGCAGATGGAGCCTACGGAGGGACCTTCTTGAACACGAGCGGTACCGGCACCGGGGCTGCTCTTGTGAAGTACAATGCCAACGGAGTCTATCAATGGACGGCCTTCGTAGCATCGACAAACGGAGCCACCTGGGGATATGCAGTCACGCTGGATCCGTCCGACAACGTCTATATGACCGGGGAGACTGGCGCCTGGTCCGCCGTCGTGAGGGCCTACAATGCTGATGGAACGGCCTTCGGAACGTCCTTTACAATGCCCGCGGACACGAACACGAGTGCGGATGCCTTCCTCGTCCGGTACAGTTCGAATGGCGTCGTCTCATGGCTTGCGCGCGTTTCAAGTCCGACAGGTCTGACGGATGACGCTGGGCGGGGGTTGGTGGCAGATTCGACGGGTGTGTACATGACGGGACAAACTGGAGCAGGCGTCACGACAGCGTACAACGCAAATGGAACGGCCTTCGGAACAACCTTCACGACGACGCCGTACGGAACATCTGGGAGGCAAGGGTCAACGGCCGTGGTCATCAAGTATACGCCAACCGGATCGGTTGCCTGGCTTACCCGCATCGAAGCATCGGAAACGGTGGCGAGCGCAGCGGCCTTGGATCTTTCAGGAAACCTGCTCGTGGCGGGATTCATGCTTAGCAATCGGTTTAACTATGGGAACCCGGTGTATAATGCCAACGGAACCGTCTTTTCAAACGTGTCGGCAACTAGATCCGTGGTTTTGGTGAAATACAGTACATCGGGAACAGCCCAATGGGTTGCGACGGCAACCCATGGCATCTGCAATGTCGCACCTGCGATTGTAGTAGACTCGATGAACAACGCATATATCGTCAATCAGAAAGGAAGCGGAGGAGCTGTCACGTTCAATAGTGCGAATGGAACGTCCGTAACACAGACCTCCGCTGTCATACCCGGACAGGCATTTCTTGCAAAGTTCAGCGTGTCGGGACTGTTCCAATGGGCTGCGGGATTTGATGGGGGAACTCGTGCCTCAGAGAACGCATATGCGTTGACAAGAGACTCGGCAAACAACATCTACGCCGCCGTGTATACAAACGGAACCCCTCCATACTCTGCGACGGTCTACAATTCCGGCGGAAGCGTCTTTTCGACGGTAAACCTCACAACGACGTTGGCAACCTGTCTCATGAAGTACGACTCCAATGGGACAGCACTGGCTGCGGTTGCATTCAATTCATCGACGACACCGTTTGCATTGTCTAGCGATAGCAGCGCAAACCTCTTTCTTGGAGGAAATACGACGGAGCCACGGACGCGGAACCAACGTCCCTCGGGAACGGTTGCGATGACGCTTTCCAATGGAGGACTCGTCGATGCGATGATCGTGAAATACACGACGAACGGGGCGCCCATGTGGGCCACGCGAATTGCGTCCACGGGAAATGATGCTGCCTATGCAGTGACGACAGATTCCGAGGCGAACATCTATGTCACCGGACTTGCTGGGAACAATGTGACGGCGTCAACCGTCTACAACGCAGACGGAACAGCCTTTGCGACCACGATTCCGGTCGCGCGAGGGTTCCTCGTCAAATACAGCCTCGCTGGAGTTGTTCAATGGGTGGCCTCGTTCACAGGGGGAGGGTATTGGCCGGGGCCGGCAGGAGGAGAAGGACTTGTCACGGATTCGACGGGAAGTGTCTATGTCGCGACAATGGTCAGAGGGGGAGGGACTCTTGACGCCTACAATGCCGATGGAAGCCTCGGAATCAGCCAAACGACAACTTTCCCAACCAATGGCTCACTGGGTGCAGTGTACAAGTACTCGAGCACGGGAACGGCTCAATGGATCGCCCGGGTTGCGACCACAACATCGGGTGGGAGCGCCTTCAGCGCAATCACATGTGGTCCAGACGACGCGATATATGCGGTCGGAAGCTGTCGGAGTGGGTCGACGGCCTTTAACGCAGATGGGACTTCCTTTGGAGCCATCGCAAATGCGGGGCTCGCCGATGCAATTGTCGTGAAATACAATACCGCAGGAACCGTGCAATGGATTGCGCGTATAGGGTCAGCCACCAGCGTCGGCGCAGGAGGTGTCGCATGCGATTCGTCGGGGAATGTGTATGTTTGCGGAGGCGGCGGGTCGGCGACACAGACGGTCACGATTTTCAATGCAAACGGAACCACGTTTTCAACGCTACCTGTGACAACTGGATTGGCAGATGGGTTTGTCGTAAAATACAACTCCAGTGGAACCGCACAATGGGCTGCGCGGTTTGGCGGTGTAGATAGCGACGGCCCAACAAGTCTGGCGACGGATTCTATTGGGGATGTCTATATTTCAGGAACCACCGGGACGACGGCCAGCGGGGGCAGCACTGCACAAGTTACGTTCCGCAATGCCGACGGAACCGCCTTTCCGAGGACACTTGCGAATTCGGTGAACATCGGCTTCCTTGTGAAGTATTCTTCGGTAGGGCGCGTCCAATGGGTCGTTCGGCTGGACGGCCAAAACGACCAAAACTCAGACTACGCTCTTGCAGCCGCAACGGATCGACGTGGAAACGTCTATACGGGAGGACTTATCAATCGGTACGACACCGGCGGGGGTATTGCGGATACCGGCTCAGTCATATCCTCCACAGGCAATCCATTCAGCCTCGTCAAGCTCACGTCCTATGGACAAGTCCAATGGTTTCAGTCCATCAAACCGCTCAATGCGACTAGCGGTATGGTCTTTCCAACGACGTATGGGATTGCCCTTGATTTTGATTGTAACCCCATCGTCGTCGGAACAAGTTCGAGCAATACCACAACAAACATCTTCGCAAAGGCCTGAAGAAGATGTAGGGAGCAAAGAATAAGATGGCAACAGGACCGCAAGGCATTCAGGGAGTTCAAGGACAGCGAGGTGTCCAAGGGGAACCTGGACCTCAGGGAGTGCAAGGTGTGGGAGGTCCCGTTGGACCGGCAGGAGCCCAGGGGATCCAGGGCAGTCAGGGACCGACGGGACTCCAGGGCATCACGGGGCCTCAAGGTCCGGCAGGTCCGCAGGGACTCCAAGGCATTCAGGGACCGGTGGGTCTCCAAGGTCCTCGAGGCGTTCAGGGCGTGGTCGGACTCCAGGGACTCCAGGGATCCACCGGGACAACCGGTGGGAGTGGACCCACTGGACCCGTAGGTCCGCAGGGAGTTCAAGGAGTTCAAGGCGTTCCGGGAAGTGCGGCCAACACAGGCGCAACGGGTCCGCCAGGATACATTGGCCGCGATGGAGATACCGGACCCGCAGGACCTGGTGCGGTACCCTTCATCTTTGATGGCGGGGTTCCGACGTCGAACTATTCCGTCGGACCAGCGTTTGATTGTGGAGGAGTCACGTAAGAAAACTCCACGCAGAAAGACAAGATGCCGAACATCCAGCTCCAGTTCCGGCGAGGAACCGCCGCGGAGTGGACGAGCGCCAATCCAACGCTAGCGGCTGGCGAACTGGGACTTGAAAGCGATACCTCCAGGTTCAAGGTTGGAAACGGGACATCAACTTGGACTGCGCTTCCATATGGTGGGATTCAAGGTCCCACGGGTATGACCGGTCCGACTGGATTTACGGGTCCGACGGGGCAAGCCTCCACTGAGACGGGACCGACGGGACGGTCGGGTGCTGACGGAGCTCCGACGCAGTGGTCTCAGAATCCCGCCTTGACGACCGTCGATCTGTCTGGGCAAGCCCTGACGAGGTGGTCGTACATCCGAAATACGGCAGGGCTAGATCTCTCTGGAACGAGCATCGGTGGTCTGACGATGCTCAACGGCCAGTCGGTCGCGGCGATCGGCGCGTCTTCGTTGTTGAGTGTAACGGAAGTCTCGGGAACCTCGTTGTCTCTCTCCTCTAGCAACTACAATCGGTCGTTCTACCTGACGAACTCTGGTTTCAACGCAATCGCGTTGCCAGCGTCGACTGCAACTGCCGCAGGTGGAAACTATTGGTCCCTCCGCAATGCGACCTCCTCCCAGCTGGCCATCACGCTCACCAACACGTTGAACTTGACGAGTCCGCTCATCCTTCCCAGTAGCAATACGCAGACGTTCGTGATCTCGCAGGATACATCCAATACAATTCTGCTCCTGTAAGCAAAGATGTCCATCGTCGGGAGGTCGTCCCAGAACCCCCGATTTAGTCCCGACACCCTTCCAGGGTTGGCTCTGTGGTTGGACGGCGCAGATCCCGCTGGAACCGGAAGCCCCCCGCCCATCGGAACGTCTGTCAGCACATGGGTCGACAAATCGGGGAATGGACGGAACGCGATCAGCGAAGGAGCCAGTATCCCCACATTTTCGAATCGTGGGATCACCTACAATGGATCTGGGTTCTATCGGACATCCTACTCTGCGGTCCTTCCGGAGGAGACGTTGTTCGTCGTCTTTCGGTGGGCAAGCATCGGCACCGGCGGTCCAGCCTTTATCGGTGGAACCCAGTGGTACCAACGACTTATGTATGTGGACCCCGCAGAGTCTCGGTGGCTCTATTATGGAGGGATTGCAAGCTGGGGTCGCTGGAACACCTCTCCCTTGTCCTTGAATGTCGACTACATGTTCGGGGTTACGTGGAACAGCTCGTCGGTCATAATGCATCTGAACGGATCCCCATTGGCAACCGCCGGGAGTTCCGGATCTATCGCCTCCTTTTCGGGCTCTCCCACGGACAGCATAATCGGCGGCGGCATCAACGGGACGATGTATGAAATGATTGGGTTTAATACGGTTCTCACCACGGCGCAACGCCAGCAGGTCGAAGGCTACCTTGCGCGCAAGTGGGGGATTGGCGCATTGACCGGAGATCCGTATCGGTTCGGAGGACCGAGGATTGTTCCCACCCAGATCCCCGGGTGTGTGTTTTGGATAGATGCTGCCGATACAGCGTCTATGACCTTGTCAGGCTCCAACGTGACGCAGTGGCGGGACAAGAGCAGCAATGGACATATCGGAACTGCAGTTGCCTCTCCGATCCTTACGACGGTGGATGGGTTTCCTGCAGTGGCGTTCAACGGGTCGTCGCAGTACATCGACTTTGGAACCGCTGGAGATCTCGGAAGCAACCAGTTCCATATCTTCACGGTCTCCAAGTTCAACACGACTGCAGATGGCGCAATTTTCGCGAGAGTTGCGAATGGGCCCCAATATTATCGGTATACGATGATCCGTTCGGGCGGAGTCAACTACTTAGCCACGCAAGCAGACACTGGCGGATACGGGCAATCGGTTGCAGTGACAGACACAACCACAACTCGGCGACTCCTGAATTATAGCTGGGATAGGTCAACGATTCGGGGGTACCAGAACGGAACAGAGGTTGGGTCAGTCTCCTATGCAAGCACGGCGACGTATACGTCGAGTTTCAAACTTCTCGTGGCGGCCTATAACAATTCATCGGGCGGGACACCCCCGTCGGATGGATTTTATATGAATGGGTCGATCAACGAAATCTTGTTTTACTTCGGTCCACTCTCCACAGCCCAACGACAGCAAGTGGAAGGCTACCTCGCAAACAAATGGGGACTTCAAGCGTCATTCCCCGCCCCCGCTCCGGTAGCGATAGGACCGTATGCTGGACCCGTGATCCCCATGCGCGCCTTCTCTCCGCTGGATGTCGAAGGGATGATGCTGTGGCTGGATGCTGCGGACTCGAACACATTGACCCTGTCGGGGAGCAATGTGACCCAGTGGCGAGACAAGAGCGGGAATGGAAATGCTGCGACGACGGCTACGGGCACACTCACGAGTTCATCCAACAGCGTCGTGTTTACCGGTTCGCAAGTGATGACAACGCCGTTGTCTTCGGTGATGACAACCCAGACTGTCTTTGTTGTTGCCTCTGCAGCTACGAATTCGTATATGGATCTCCTTGGTGTAAATGGCACATCCATCGACAATGGGATTCAGGTTATCATCTCAAACAACTACAGGCAATTTGTTACGCGGTTTGGCGGGTCGAGTATAATGACGGGCGGGACTGTTGCCCAGAATACTCCATTTGTATACGGACTTACGTATATCAGCGGTGGCAATAGTTTTATCTATCTAAACGGGTCTCAGACAGGATCCAACGCGACCGCTGCAGCGATATCGGGTACAGGAACCGTCATGATTGGCGGATACCGCATTAACAGCATCACAGATGAGTTTTACAATGGGAGGATCAATGAAGTGCTTATTTATAACCAAGTGCTATCTACATCACATCGCCAGCAGGTCGAGAACTATCTCGCGGACAAATGGGGTCTGCGTCCGAGCATGAGTGGAGTCTCGCATCCCTTCCGATTTGCTCCTGCCATGGTTCTCCCCACATCCATTCCCGGATGTAGAATGTGGTTGGACGCGGCAGACGCAACCACATTGACACTCTCGGGAAGCAACGTCACGCAATGGAATGACAAGTCAGGACAGGGATACACGCTTACAGTTCCGGGCGGATATATATCCCCCACGTACTCCAATGGAGTTCTGAACATGAGCGGATCCAATGCGCTTTGGTCTACGTCCAACTTTGAGATTTCGGGCAACACTCCGGTCACTCTGTTTCTTGTCGGAAGTACCACGTCGACTTCGGACAATGGACCCGGTGCCCACATTGGGTATGCGAGCACAGCATCACCTCCACAGTATTTTGGGCTCACGACCTATCAAGAGTCGACCAAGACATTCCTCTTTACTCCCAGTACCTTTGGAGGCGAGATTGAGTTGGTTCTCAGTCCGAACATCAGCGGACAGCGATACCTCCTGACCGGATTCTACGACGGAACTGTGATTAACGGAACCTACAATGGAACTCTGCGGACCAGTCTGCCCTTTACGACGGCAAACTTCTCGTCGCGTCCCTTCCAAATTGGATTGCGGAACTTTAATACGGGACCGACGTTTGGTACAGTTTGCGAATCTATCTGCTACACGGGAGCCCTCTCGGCCACGCAGCGCCAGCAAGTCGAAGGCTACCTCGCGTGGAAGTGGGGGATCCAATCCAATCTCCCGTCGCCGACAACCTCTTGGCTGCAGCTGAAGCGATTCTTGACTCCAGTCTTTGCCCCGACTCACATTCCGGGGTGTGCGCTGTGGTTGGATGCTGCGGATAGGACATCATTGACCCTCTCGGGGAGCAGTGTGACCGCGTGGTTGGATAAGAGCGGGAATGGACGACATGCTGTTGGAACAAGTTCAAATCCAACCTACAATGCGACTGGATTTAACTCGCGCCCAACCGTTACGTTTAGTAATAATCTTCTGACATCATCGAATTGGTCTTTAGCGCCCAACCGTCAGTTTGCCTGGTTTGTAGTTGTGCATCTTACATCACTTGCAAATATTTGGCAACGGATTCTTATCTCTGCGTCCGTGGGGTACACGAATGGGTATTTAGGAACGCATGACGCCACCTCGAATATCTTGGGGATTGCTGGAACTACAACGATTAGCGCACCGATCGCAACAGGCACCTTAAGTCCGCAACTTGTTACCTATCTGTTTGGAACAAGTGAACTCTCGTCCAATACAAGTGCAGTTTCAGTCAATGGTGGAACCTTTTCAACGTTAGGAGGGAATGCTGGAGATATAGGAACGAATGGAGTCATCATTGGAACAGATACAGGGGGCGGTCTGGGGGACAGGTTTCTCGGACATGTATCCGAAGTCCTTTGCTACAACTCGGATGTAACCCAAGCCCAACGCCGGCGCATTGAAGGCTATCTCGCGCACAAATGGGGTCTACTCGGGACGTTGGGAGGAGTCCCTCATCCCTACAGATTTGCATCCATCACGATTGTTCCCACCCAGTTTTCTGGGTGTGCGCTCTGGCTGGATGCGACGGATTCCACCTCCATGACCTTGTCGGGCTCGAACGTCACGCAATGGCGCGACAAATCAAGCAACGCATACGCCGGGACGGCTGTCAATTCACCCGTTCTCCAGTCCAATAGCATCAACGGACTCTCGGCAGTCCAATTCAATGGATCCTCGCAGTACATTACCTTTGGAAACGTACTCAATCTCGGGGCATCGCATGTCCATGTGTTTGCGGTCACGCGGTTCACAGGAGATGGTACGGTCATCGGAAAAACAAGCTATCGCGGGTTTTTCGGGCGGTGGTCAATCTACCGAGGCGCGGGAGACGGTGGACTCGGTTTCTCTGTGGATGCCAGTCCTGGCGCGTTCAGTCGCTTTGCAGATACAACGACAACGACACAGCTGGTGCGAGGGTCGTGGGATAGAAGTACACTCTCCATCACGCAGAACGGGACACAGCGAGCCTCGAACACGCTTGTCAATACGGCTGATTTCTCGAACACGGACAATCTGCTTGTTGCCGCCTATGGAAACAGCGATGGAACCGGGGTTCAGCCTGGGTTTTTCTTGAATGGAGTCATTGGTGAGATCCTTGTCTATCTCGGAACGATGACCACTGTCCAGCGCCAGCAAGTGGAAGGCTATCTCGCGTGGAAGTGGGGGATCCAATCGAATCTCCCGTCCTCCACCCATGCCTACACGACCTTTAAGCCCTAGAGACCACGATGAGAATCTCAACACCCGTCGTTGCGAAGGAGACGACAAACTCAGGGCAGCGCGCCTGAAGCGGTGCGATGAGCTCGGCCATCGTCTTCCCCGTGACAAAGCCAACATAGTCTGACAGAGACCGCTTGACACCATCACTGCACGTCTCGGGCGGCGTAATCGCAACCGAGTACAGAGGCGAGGCATTCGGGAATCCAGACTTCGCCCACTGAATCAGAGTCATCCGGAGCGCCTCGAATGAGATGGTCCCGATCGACTCCAGCGCAGCCTTATCCTGGGCTTCCTTCTGCGAGACGACCTCACTTGCCGCGAGGATATCTGCGAGCGTGATCTGGGGCGGCGGGGTGGGGACACTGGGGGCGTACATCCAGCTGCCAGACGCATCCATGCTCGTGCCAGACGCATCCATGCCGTTGCCAGAGGCATCCATGCTCGTGCCAGACGCATCTACGACTTCACCAGAGGCGTCCATTTGTTCTACCTCCCGTAAAACTTTGAAGTGAAGTGAACAAGAGATGCTGACGACCTACATTCCAGGTGTCGGGCTTCAATACTGCGCCCCCGCTCCCTGCGTGGGACCCATGGGACCAGATGGACCCACCGGCTCGACAGGACCAACCGGAGCAACAGGCCAAGCTGGACCGACAGGCATTCCCGGAACCGCGACCAGCACGGGTCCAACAGGACAGACTGGACAGACAGGTCCCACGGGGGCATCGGGACCAACCGGTCCCGCGGGAGTCACAGGAGCCACAGGAGTCACGGGCCCGACTGGACCCATCGGTCCTGCAGGCGCCCCAGGAGTTCCTGGAACTGCGACCAATCCAGGCGCAACAGGGCAGACTGGACCCACGGGACCCACCGGTTCCACGGGTCTCCCCGGAAGCGCAACTCTGACAGGAGCCACTGGACCGGCTGGAGTCACGGGACTGATCGGTCCCACGGGATCCACGGGTCCCACGGGATTCACGGGTGCCACAGGGCGAACGGGAGCGACAGGGCGGACAGGAGCCACTGGACCGTCCGGGTTTACCGGGGCGACAGGCGCAACCGGAGCTCCAGGTCCGACGGGTCTCCAGGGTGCCATTGGAGATCGTGGACCTCTGGGACCGACTGGAGTGACGGGTCCTCCTGGACTGATTGGACCCACCGGAGCCCCTGGTCCGACGGGGATGACTGGACCGACAGGAGTCACGGGATCCACTGGACCCACGGGAGGGTTTGCGTCTGGCACCACGGGCTGGACGGGATGGACGGGGTTCACCGGTCCCACGGGAGTCACTGGAGTCACGGGATGGACGGGATGGACAGGTCCAACCGGAATGACGGGTCCAACGGGAGTCACGGGTCCAACGGGATGGACGGGCTGGACGGGACCCACAGGATGGACGGGAGTTACGGGACCCACTGGTCCGGAAGGTCCCACGGGAGCCACGGGTCCGAATTCGAACTTGCTGGAAGGCACCGCCGATATTGTCTTCGAAGGCGTCGAGTCGGGGGTCGTGAGACAAACGAACGTCGATACCGGGAAGACGGGAGCAACGCAGGTGATGTGGCTGAATGGGTTCGATACGATCAATACAACATCGGGGGAAGTTCCGGTCGTTTGCGGAGTTCGAGTTGCGGTTGAGGGAGGAATGTTTGCAACTCAATGGTATGCCACCGCAGCCGTGTCCGCGCTGACAGCGGGACCACTGGATACAACTGTTCGGATTTATTATACGTACACCGCATAAGAAGGAATGCAGTCCTCTTATAGCCCGCGACGGGTTGCATGTACCTACATCGCCCCCCTCTGCAGTGGAGTGGGTCCAACCGGACTCCCTGGAGCTGTGGGGCTCTCTCCAACGGGATCCACGGGAGCCACGGGACCAAGTGGGTCGCTTGCTCCGACCGGCGCAACGGGTGTCCTCGGACCCACGGGCAGGACAGGCGCACTCGGTCGGACGGGACACACGGGATCGACGGGACCGATCGGAGCTCTCGGAGCTCTCGGTCTCGCTGGAGCAACGGGATCCTCGGGCGCGACAGGATCCCTCGATCCGACAGGCGCAACAGGACCCACGGGGCCGGCTGGCCGCACGGGAGCTCAAGGACCAGTCGGAGCCACCGCTGAAACGGGAACAACGGGAGTGACGGGGCCGACCGGATCGACAGGATCCACGGGAGACACTGGCCGCACAGGAACCCGCGGACCCACGGGATTCACGGGTCCAACGGGAGCGACAGGAGCCACTGGGCAGACAGGGTTCTTCGCGACGGGTCCGACGGGTCCTGCGCAATCCGAAACGGGTCCAACCGGAGCGACTGGAGTCACTGGACCCCCTGCACTCGAAGGCCACACAGGCTGGAGGGGACTCACGGGAACCACTGGATATCTCGGAAGGCGTGGACCAACTGGATGGATCAGCGACAGTCCGACGGGTCCCACCGGAATTAGCCCACCGGGAGGAGGAACTGGAGACACCGGTCCCACTGGAGTCACGGGGTGGACGGGATGGACAGGCTGGACGGGAACCACTGGTCCCACGGGGCTTACGGGTCCGACAGGCTGGACGGGATACACCGCCCCCACGGGACAGACGGGACCGACAGGAGTCACGGGAGAGACAGGTCCAACGGGATGGACGGGACAAACGGGACCGACGGGAGTGACTGGACCGTGGGAGCGGAATCCCTACTTTACCACGGCGAACGCTCAAACCTACCTCATTGAAACTGTCTCTGGGCTTGTCGACGGAAGTTCTGGGACAATCACCTTCGTCATCCCAGGAGTTCCCGCAACCGGTCGTCCCCTCTTCCGAGGTGCTGGGAGTAACATGGCGTTCATTGTGGCCTTTCAGGGCTTTCGCGTCCTCTATACTGGAGTGTTTTGGACGATCGAGACGAAGTACTACGTGATCGGCGCAGATGATAGAAGCACCCCGCCCTATACGATCGATTTCTACTGCTACTATACCATCGTCGACTTCAACCCGTAATCCTTTCGCATGAGAGAGCAGCGGAATGTCCTGGGAGTTCCTCCAGGCGGCGTACGATCGACTCCCGCCCGACGTCTTCAATCTGATGCTGACGTACATTCCGCCCAAACCGCCGCCGAAGTCCCCCAAATACCCGAACGGACTTCAACGGCATCTTGAAGCGCTCCAGAAGTCACCCAAGCGGACGGCCATGGATTTAAAAGGCCTCGAGGATTTTGTCCTCCCCAAGTAATGCCGAGCCTCCTGTTGGATCACTGGGCGCAACTTGTGCGGGACTTTAAGGACAGCGAGAAGCAGTACGACATCGAGCCTCGCGATTCGGAGCTGCTTGCGATGGCGATTGTCGATTGGATCCAGGGCACGCCCATTCGGCAGTGGAACCTGTTCGTGCAGAAGCGGGGAGAGGACTTCGACAAGTTCAGGGCGAAACTGGAAGCGAAGGGATTTGACGACCAAGCTGTTCAACGATTTCTAGAGGAGGATGAACTCTGGAAAGTAAGCCTAGAGCTGGGATCGCACTAACCGCGAGTCCCGTGATCCCGACCATCCAGAGCACACTCTCGCGGAGGAGCATGAGCACAATCAAGATCAGAAATCCAGAATTCAAGCCAATGTTCAGCGCCATCTTTTCGGGGCGCGTCAATTCCCAGCCTGTCTGGCGAATGCCCCATTGAAAGAGATCGTCCCAGGTCGAGTCCGAGAACTCGCGTTCGACCAGCGTGACGAGACAATCCCGAAGCATGAGTTCCGACAGGAGCGTCGTCACCACGAGACACAGCGTGAGGAAGCGAATCGCCGGGTTGTCGGTGAAGACGAAGAGCAGCAGAAAGACGGGAGGCCCCCACGAGTGAATGCGGGAGACGAGGGTGTACCGGGCGTCGTCTGTCCAGCCGGGGGTCTGGTCACGGATCCAATCGGCGATCGGCTTCATTACTGGAACCGCGATAGAGAGAAAACGGAAGAATCTACACAGGAGAGTAAGAGATACACACTATGGGGGATACAATCGTCAGCGTTCAGTTCGGCATTTCCAACCCCGAGGACATCCGCAAGCGGTCCGTCGTCGAGGTCACGACCGACAAGACCTATCAGAGCGATAAGCCTGTCCCCAACGGGGTCTTTGACGCACGGTTCGGAGTGATAGAGAATGGCAAGGTCTGCCCCACGTGTAAGCAGACGAACCAGCTGTGCCCCGGTCACTTTGGACACATTTCGCTCGCTCGGCCTGTGTATCTCTACCAATTCTTTGAGACTGCCGAGAAGCTTTGCAACCTCATCTGTCTCTCGTGCTCCAAGCGGCTCTCCGATGGACCGGCTCCGGGAGACCTTCCTGGAGGCGCAAAGTTCAAGTGGCACCGCGAGAACGACAATCATCCCCCTGCATGTCCACACTGCGCGACCCCCACCTTTGCGAAGGTCGCGAAGGTGGTTGGCAAGGCCGCGTCCCTCGAGGGTCTTCTCCCCACACCCAAGGGTCAGCCTGCCCCTGCTCCTGTTCCGCTGCAAGTCGAGCTTGTTCTCCGTGCCTTCCAGCGGATTACAGATGCCGACTGCGAGGAGCTCGGATTCACTCCCAAGTTCGCTCGCCCGGAGTGGATGATCTGTACGGTGCTCGCTGTGCCACCTCTGACCGTTCGCCCCTCGGTCGTGATGGACGACCACCAGCGCATGGAGGATGACCTGACCCACCAGCTCATCTCCATCATCCGCGCGAACGACCGTGTCCGCGAGCGCATCGACAAGAATGATGCCTCCGAGATGATCGACAAGCTGACGGCGCTTCTCCAGTACGCCGTGGCGACCTACGTGGACAATGACATCAAGGGACTTCCTCCGACGCAGCAGCGCTCGGGACGCCCGCTCAAGACCCTCAAGTCTCGCTTCGGAGCGAAGACCGGTCGTGTGCGTGGCAACCTCATGGGCAAGCGTGTCGACTTCAGTGCCCGCACGGTCATCACGCCCGATGCGACCATCGACCTCGACGAGCTCGGTGTGCCGGAGGAGATCGCGATGAACCTGACCTTCCCCGAGACGGTCAATCCCTACAATCGCGAGCGGCTCCTGGGCTACGTCCGGAACGGTCCCACGGCCTATCCGGGTGCGAAGGACGTCTACCTCAAGCGGGATCGTACGAACTTCCGTCTGGGCTACGTCAATCCGGATCAGATCGACCTTCGTGAGGGCGACATCGTCCACCGCCACCTCATCGACGGCGACATTGTTCTCTTCAACCGCCAGCCCTCTCTCCACAAGGCCTCGATGGAGGCGCACCGGGTTCGGGTTCTGCCCGGGAGTACGTTCCGCCTGAACGTCTCTGCGACCCGTCCCTACAACGCCGATTTCGATGGAGATGAGATGAACATGCACGTGCCGCAGAGCATCTCGGCTGCGACAGAGCTCCGGTTCCTCGCGTCGGTGCTGCGGAACATCATCAGCCCGCGCACCAACTCTCCGATCATCCAGCTCTTCCAGGACACGATGACGGGCGCCTACCGTATCTCCCAGCCTGGCGTGATGGTTCCCGAGCCGATTGCGATGAACATCCTGGCGCGCATCAAGCGTCCCTTCGTCCGCAAGAATGGTCCCTGGACGGGCGCGGAACTCATCTCGTGTGCCTTCCCTCCGATGAACTACAGCGGTGGCGGCATCACGCTGGAGAATGGGCGCCTGGTCTCGGGTGTCCTGAAGAAGTCCGCGACCTCTGGGCTTGTCCACGTCCTCTACACCGACTTCAGCCCCGAGCGTGCAGGCCAGCTCATCAATGACATCCAGGCCATCGTCACCCAGTTCAACCTCTACACGGGCTTCAGCGTGGGCACGTCCGATCTCATCGCGAACGCCGAGACGCTCACCTTCGTGAATGAGAAGATCAAGGAGGGACGGGAGTCTGTGGCGACGATCCTCTCGAATGTCCACAGCGGTCGCTACAAGAACGTCTCGGGCACCTCGGACGGCGAGAAGCTGGAGGACGACATCTCCAGTGCGATGAAGGACGTCGCAGCGAAGATCAACAAGGAGGTGATTGAGAGCATGAAGAAGACCAAGGAGGGAGAGGCCGTGAACCGCATCGTCCAGATGGTCGATTCCGGCTCCAAGGGCGGTGACCAGAACATCACGCAGATGGTGGCGGCGCTGGGTCAGCAGCTGATCGAGGGTCGCCGTGTCCAGTATACCCTCCAGGATCGCACTCTGCCTCACTTCGCGCGCTACGATGATGGTGTGGAGAGCCGTGGCTTCGTCCAGCACTCCTTCGTCGACGGTCTCATGCCCGCGGAGTTCTTCTTCCACGCCATGGCAGGTCGTGAGGGTCTCATTGACACGGCTGTCAAGACCTCCGATACGGGCTACATTCAGCGCCGTCTCATGAAGACGATGGAGGATCAGCACATGGAGTACGATGGCACGGTGCGCAACGTCACGGGAAGCATCATCCAGTTTCAGTACGGCGACGATGGGATTGACTGTGTCTCCGTGGAGGGTCAGCCGTGCGAGCTTGCGCTGATGACGCTGGAGGCGATCTACCGCGACTTCGCGCTGACGGCCGAGGAGGCCAACCGCTTCCTGACGAGTTCGGTCGAGGGTGAGGTTCCCGACTTGGTTCCCGAGCTGCTGGCGGATCGCGAGATGCTCGTGAAGGACGTGTTCCGCTACCGCAAGAGCGATATGGTTCAGGCTCCGGTTCACCTCAAGCGTCTGCTCTCCAAGTACGCGAATCCCTACTCGACCAAGACCAATCTGACGCCCGAGCACGTCGTGGCTGCGATCGGAGCCTTCGCGCAGGAGTTCCCGCACAACAAGGTCTTCCACTGCCTGCTGCGCTTCTACCTTGCGCCGCGCAAGTCGATCGTGGCGATGCGTCTCTCGGAGGAGATGTTCGATGAGGTCATGCGGGACATCCGGTTCCGCTACATCAAGTCGATGGTTCACGCTGGCGAGATGGTGGGTGCGCTCGCAGCGCAGTCCATTGGGGAGCCGACGACGCAGCTCACGCTGAACACCTTCCACTCTGCGGGCACCGCCAAGGCGAACGCGACCTCGGGTGTTCCGCGCATCAACGAGTTGCTGGATGCGACCTCCAACCCCAAGCGCCCGAGCAACACCGTCTACATGCGGCAGGACACTCAGACGAACCAGAACGAAGCCATCAAGCTGATGCAGACGATCCAGCGGACGACGCTGCGGGACATCACGAAGCGCGTGAAGCTCTTCTACGATCCCTACCCGCTGTCGACGGAGACCGTACTGGATGAGGATCGCGAGCTTCTCCAGGCCTACGAAGCGTTCAGTCTCGACCCTCAGAATGCGTGCAGCGCCAGCCCGTGGATCCTGCGTCTGGAGCTGAATGACCTCGAGATGGGTGCGCGCAACATCATGGATCTCGTCCAGATTCAGAGTGCGCTGATGGGCGATGCGAGTCTCAAGATCATCGAGTGCCGCCACAGCGACACCGCAGCGAAGAACCTTGTCCTGCGCATCTCCTTCGATCCGGCGGCGGTCAAGAATCCCCTCCAGCTTCGGTTCCTCGAGGACAAGATCCTGGAGACCAAGCTCACGGGTGTCACGGGCCTCGGCCGGGTTCATATGCGCTCGGTGAAGAATGAGGTGGTCTATCAGGAGGCGACGGGTGGCTATGCGCAGGTCGACCAGTATGTGCTGGACGTGGAGGGCACGAACCTCTACGAGCTGGCGGTGGTGGAGGGTGTGGATG